GTGACCGGTAACATCGCCAAGCTTGTATCGAAGAACCTTGCGTCAACAGACGGAGTCGATGATCGAACTCCACATTGACCATTTCCGTATCTGGCGTAATCTGCTGGGTTCGTAGATATTCTTCTACGTCCAGCGGAATATCCAGAATTTGGATATGGCTCTTGTGGGTTAATCGAAACATTGATTCCCCACTTGTTGAGGCAGGCATGTTCGTCTCCATCAATACTATCCTTTCTTTTGAGAGGATCGTAGTGTAGTCTCTTCTGCTTCCAACAATGCAAATCGCCATTATAGTGGCAATTCGTATCGAAAAGAAGACTGAAGTGGACTAACCCCGACCCGTATTCACGAGATCGGGGTATGGTACGACGTACCACTCTAGCCAGAAGATCTCTTATCTCTTGGGCAACTATCCACATTCCTCTTAAATAAAAGAGATCTGCGGTAGCATTCCAAGACATGATTTCTTCTGGACCCCAGCGTCGTAAGTCGTCATGAGGAACTCTACGGGCATATACCGGATTAACCGGCGTACCCATAAAGTAATCCCCACCACAAGACTCTCGGAAATGGGAATTTCTGAAAGACTTGTTGACGTTCACCTTTAGAGCGTAGCTCTCCAGGTATCTTACGACAACGTCCGTGTACTCTACGGGGACAATAATGTCATCCCCATAGATATCGATCTTTCTGCTATAATTGCGGATTGATCGAGAACATGGACGCCTACCATCTAGTTGATGCATGGCACTCTGAATAAGGGTGTAAAACACCATCGCTTCGACGGGAAAGCATAAAGCTGACCCTTGAGAAGCAAACTTACTCAGAACCATGTTATCACCATTTGGTAGCGTAGCATGCAATGATCGCGCATCTTCCAGGAAAGGAAGAAGCCCTGAGGTCTTAAAGATTCTCTGAACAAGTTCTAAGTGAACTCTATCAGAAGCATCTTTCAGGTCTAGCGTAGCTAGGCGTTTATCAATGCTACTACGGTAAGCGAGTCTCTGATTAACAGACTGATGCGTAAAACGTATCGACTGTTTAGTCAGGCTATGACTCTCAACAGCTTTATATACATAGTCTTTAACAGACTGTTGCATATACTGCATGTGTGAAGGTTCTATAGCAATGACTCGTGGCGCC